TTTTTTTGACAGCCACGGTTATCCAGAGTTTGATCATGTCAAGCTGCTGCCTTTGTGGTTTCCAGTGGCACAGTTGATTGAGCGTGTGCCTCGTGATCAGTTGTTTGAAGACATACGTCAACGACAGTTTGTAACCAAAGTTTATATAGATGAAACAAGCCACCATAGTCATACGTGATGAAGTCAACATCAAGATAGAAGGCCTGGATCTTGACATGCGCCGGCGCCTGGTGTCGGCCTTCAAGTATGATGTGCCTTATGCTAGATACTTGCCAGCCGTGAGACTGGGCCGCTGGGATGGAAAAGTCAGCTATTTTCAACTGGGTGGCTCTACTTACACCAACCTGCTGCCTGAGATATTGCCAGTGTTGGAGCAATACAACTGGGACGTTGAACTAGACGATCAACGTGATTACTCAGTGACATTTGCGTTTGAACCTGTGACCGAGCAACGTTGGGCCAACCGTGCGTGGCCCGCTGGGCATCCTGCTGCTGGTGAGCCTATTATGTTGCGTGACTATCAGGTAGAGATTGTCAACAACTTTTTGGCCAATCCACAGTGCATACAAGAAGTGGCCACTGGCGCAGGCAAGACCATTATGACTGCCACTCTCAGTGCCGCAGTGGAACCCTATGGTAGATCAATTGTGATTGTGCCCAACAAAAGTCTTGTGACACAAACAGAAAAAGACTATCGCAACGTAGGGCTTGATGTGGGTGTTTATTTTGGCGACCACAAAGAACACGGGCATCAGCACACCATCTGTACATGGCAAAGTCTCAACGTACTGCTGAAAAATACCAAGAACGGCCAAGGTGACTGCACCATACAAGACTTTATTGAAGGTGTGGTATGTGTAATTGTAGACGAAGTGCACATGGCCAAGGCCGATGCACTGAAAACTCTGTTGACTTCGGTGATGGCGCAAGTGCCAATTCGTTGGGGTTTGACTGGAACCATACCCAAAGAGAAGTTTGAAAGTCAGGCCCTGCTAGTGAGCCTGGGTCCTGTGATCGGCAAGTTGAGTGCCAACGAACTGCAACAGCAAGGTGTGTTGGCTCAGTGTCATGTGAACATTGTGCAGCTACAGGATCATGTTGAATATGCCAATTATCAAAGCGAGCTCAAATATTTGCTGGAAGAGTCAGGCCGGCTGGATGCCATGGCCGAACTCATAGAGCATGTGAATCAAACTGGCAATACTTTGGTGCTGGTGGATCGTGTGGCAGCAGGCACAGAGCTGGTGTCCCGACTGGGCAATCGTGCGGTGTTTGTGTCGGGAGCAACCAAGGCCAAAGACAGACAGGACGAGTATGATGAGGTGGCAGAGGCAACAGATAAAATCATTGTGGCCACATATGGCGTGGCCGCAGTGGGCATCAACATCCCTCGTATTTTCAATCTTGTGCTTGTTGAACCCGGCAAGAGTTTTGTGCGAGTCATACAAAGCATTGGGCGAGGAATCCGCAAAGCCGAAGACAAAGACCACGTGCAGATCTGGGACATAACCAGCACCTGCAAATTTGCCAAGCGTCACTTAACCAAACGCAAAGCCTACTATCGCGAAGCCAACTATCCATTCTCACAAGAAAAACTCGAGTGGATGCAGATAAAGTAGTTGACTTTGTGATAAATTTTCTATACACTACAAACATGAGAATACTAACACTGGACAACCAGCCCTATGATCTAGATCATTTACCTGAAGAAGTGGATGACATGAGATTTTCAATACTGGACAACTCTAACCCAGCTGAGCCAGATTACCACTTTATACCTTTGATTTTTTTAGAAAGTTTTAATGCACCTGCTTTGGTGTTGCGAATTGGTCAGCATACGTTAAAGATGCCTATGGATTGGCAGGTGTTAATAGGCGAACCCGACATAGGAGATCTTGAAGTGCTGCCGTTGACTTCAATCAACGATCGTGGCTTCAAAGTATTCCAGTTCAATCCACTAACTAGCTTCCGTCCCAGCTTTCCAGATATAGAAATTTTAGATGTGTACCATGAGGTCAGCTGGTATGCGCCCAAGTTAAAAAATGGGCAGTTGCTGGCAGTGCCTATCAGCGATGGTCCTGATCCCGACTGTGTGTATTTTGTCAAAGACGTAAGTCGTAACTGTGAGATTGTCGACTACAATAAAGCCTGGTAGGTCATTGATAAAATCTTCTTCCGGTTACAGGGTCAACTTGAATCTTTTTTCCTTTTTTAGACTCGGCTACTTTTTGGCGATGTGACTCGGATATAGGACCCAACTTTCTGCCGATGAGACTTTGCGATATTTTTTCTTTTGTTTCGGCGGTCAATGGACTTCTTTTCTTTCCTGTGTTTGCTTTGGCAATTTTTTCTCCCCATGTAACTGTTCGAGATTTTCCTAATTTAGATTCGGCTATTTTTTGTTTTGATTCTTCGGAATGCTTATAAAATCTACTTCTCTCTTTTGCTGCCTTAGACATTTCTAGCTTTATTGATTCGTAGACTCTAGCAGTAACTTTGAATCTTTTATGCTTGTTACTAGAAAACACCATTCTCCAAGCAGCAAAAGCCATTTTAGATTTTTGAATGCCATTGGTCATTCTAATCAACAGTTGATGGCATATAAGATGTTCTTTTGCAGTTAACTTTACGATATTTTCTGGGTCGTTGGTTCCCCCTAACGAACGTGGAATAATATGATGTTTTTCTACATAAGTATCGTGACCCAAAATTCTTGATTTTGCCTCGGAAACTATGTTATAGTAGTATTTAGAATATTTGTTAGATAGGAACATAATGTATTTATACAATCAAGTTTATTTCAAGGCATGGTAATGTATACTGAACCGCAAGTGTTTGAAATGTTGAATAGGATGGTGCGAATTTATGTGGAAAGCTATCCTGAAGACCGTGAGAATCTAGAACGATTCTTGCGTTGGGCCTACCACCAGTATGGATATAGTTATGGGCAGTCTTAAACCTGGCGCCACATACATTTACGAACGTGATGGCAATCGTATCTACGCCAGAGAGTTTGGATCAACACAGAGACAGATTGTTGGCTATGACAGTAATGTGCAAGAATTCAAAGAGCGCAGATACTACATGAATCACATCAACGAATTGTTGTTGATGTGCGAACAAGATGCGGGCATGCGGCAGTTGCTGGAACAATTGTTTGTGCTGTACAATTTAAAGAAAACTCATGAGTGATCGACTTAACATTGCCAACGAAATGCGGATGTTTGATCGCAAGGTCAGAACATTCTATGACGATCTCACTGCAGAAGAAAAGAAAAAGTTTAGTAACTATCTCATGATACGTTGGGGCTCAGCAGTGGAAGGTTCGAGAGAATTGCAAGAGTTCTATGTAATTGCCACCAATGAACGTTTGAACAAACACTTCTTTTCAGTGGCAAAACATCCCAAACTACAATGGCTTATGTCTACTTCTGTAAGCCCTGGTTTGGGCACACATCGACATCCTTGGATAGCTCCTAAGAAAAAACAATCTGGTGCATCGGCCCGACGTCGGGCATTGGAAGCTATCTTTCCCCACTACAAAGATGACGAGATAGATGTCATGATGGTCATTGTCACACAAAAAGAAATAGACGAATACAATCGCGCCGCCGGCAACGACAAATGACAGTGTCAACCCACCAAAAACCCACTGACATTCGCTATCAGTGTCAATACTGTCAAAAAAACTTTGTGCGAGAAAGCAGTTTGGCAGTGCATGTTTGTGAAGCCAAACGACGCAGACAACAGCGCAACGAACGCGGTGTCGAACTAGGGTTCCAGGCCTACATTCGCTTTTATGAAATCACACAAGGGTCAGCTCGCCTCAAAACATTTGATGACTTTGCTGATTCGGCCTACTATCGTGCTTTTGTAAAGTTTGGCAGATACTGTGTGGATACTCGAGTGATCAATCCTCGTCAGTTTCTTGAGTGGTTGTTGAAACACAACAAAAAGCTAGATCACTGGGCATCAGATCAAATCTACACTGAATATTTGTTGACCTACTTGCCATTGGAAAATGTAGCCGACGCCTTGGCACGTGGTGTAGAATTCAGCATGGACTGGGCAGAAAAACACAATGCTCAATCACATCACTGTTTGAGATATGGCAGTGTTCCTGCACTGTGCTATGCCATCACAGCAGGGCGCATCTCGCCATGGATCATTTATAACTGTGAATCAGGACAGCAATTTTTAAACTCGCTGACATCTGACCAAGTTGCAATGATTTGGTCTTACATAGACAGTGATGTGTGGCAAAAGAAGTTTGCAGACTATCCTGCAGATCAAGCCTATGCGCAGGAAATTTTGACCAAGGCAGGTTGGTAATGAAAATACTGTGTTTAGGGAACAATACCGAAGACACTGATCGGTTAACCACTGAGCTGGCCAAACACAACAGCAGTGAGTGTCGAGGGTTATTAACTACTCTGGATGAAAATTGTTTGAATCACAATCACACAGGGTATTATCATACCACTGTGGTGGACATAGACTATGGGCAATTGTTGCGTCTGGCCAAACAGTTTGATCAACTGGTAGTGTTAAATCAGCCCAAAGAATCATACAATCATCCAGATTTTTTTTACAAAACTGTTCGTATAGCCACTGAACTAGAACAGTCAATGCTGGTTGAATGGCAGAATTCTGATATGAAGAAGTCAATAAACTTTTTCAATGAACTGATTCAGACCAACAAGGCTTTTTGTATTTTTCCGTTTATCGAACTGCTAACCAACAATGATCATACCACAGTGTGTTGTCGAAGTACCACGCCTGTTACTCATGTCAATGAATTGACAAACTTTGGCACTGATAAAAATTATCAAACGATAAGACAAAACATGATAGACGGAGTACTGATCCCACAACATTGCAACACCTGCTACAGTGTGGAAAAAATGGGTATGATCAGTGCTCGACAGCAAGAAACAGTTGAATGGGCCAATCGATTGAACTTGACGTCGCTTGACGATTTACAAAAAATCAGCAAACCTGTATACTATGAAGTAAGACCAAGCAACAAATGTAACTTACAATGTAGGATGTGTGGGCCAAGCAGCAGCGAGTTGATCAATCAAGAATATTTCAAACTTGAAATCATTGACAAAATGGTAGATTTGGCCTACAGCGGATTTGACATTGTTGATCTTGAGTCAGTGAAAAAATTGTATGTGGCCGGCGGCGAACCCACTGCTATGCCTGAATTCTTTGATTTCTTGGATAGGTGTATTGACAACAGCAATAATTTTGAATTCACTGTCAACACCAATGCCAACAAGTTCAGTGACCGGTTCAAACGACAGTTACAAAAACTGCCCCATGTACAGTTCATTGTCAGCATTGATGGCTATCAAGATCTAAATCATTATATTCGTTGGCCCAGCAACTGGAATTCAATTGTTGAAAATGTAAAGTATCTCTGTGAGAATCAACATGTGGTATCGTTTAATGTGACTGTGAGCATGTACAATGTGTCAGAATTACACAATCTTTTGAGTTTTTTTGATCAAGAGTTCCCAGGTACGTTGATTCATGCGCAATTGGCAGGCGGTATTACCTCACCATTGAATTTTCCAAATTCTGATCTGGTGCTCGAAGATTTACAAAAAGCTACAACTCTACAGTGTTATCAAAACGATTGGTTACTGAAAAATTTTATTGACTCATTGATCACACATTTTCAAACAGCCAATGCCACAGTTGACCTAGAGCCATTTTTACGATTCAATAGCAAATTAGATGCCAATAGAAATATCAGTATGAAACAACATGCTAAAAAACTTTGGCAAGCCATACAAAGCTCGCAACCAAAATGATTACAGCTTTTTCCATACTTGTGCTGCTACAAATCAAACATTGGTTGGTAGATTTTGTGCTTCAAACCGATGAAGAAATACGCTGGAAAGGCCAGTATCTTGACTGGCGTGGAGCCAAGCACAGTGTCAAACACGGAATTACCACTGGCCTAGTGTTGGCAATCATGAACATTGATATATCAGTGGCACTGTTGTTGGCGCTGTTGGATTTTGCGGCGCACTATCACATTGACTGGATCAAAATGAATTGGGGCAATCAAGACATTCGCACACCACAATTTTGGCAACATTTTGGCTTGGACCAACTAGCACATCAGTTGACCTATGTTGGCATTGTAGCTATAATTTTCTAGAGTGTAATTTTATGAGTGCTGATATTGACATTGATGTATCTGACCGAGATGTTTTGCTGAAGCTTATACAGCATGTGCCAGCGCGACTCAGCAACGGGCGCCGACACAATTCAGGCATTTATGTCACAGAAATTCCCAGAGATCCAATCACTCAATGTGCTGCTATTGATCACGAAACTGCTGAATCTCGTGGGTATTTCAAAATTGACATTCTGAACATGAGTGTGTACAGCTTGGTAACCAGCCCTGAGCACTATCAACAGATGTTGACCACGGAACCGCCATGGTCAAGACTGTGGCTGGATCCTGAGTGGGCCAAGCAGCTGGTGCATGTGGGCAACTATACTGATTTGTTGGCCATAATGAAGCCAGATTCAATTCCCAGAATGGCTGCTTTTATCTCAATCATACGTCCAGGCAAAGCACATCTACAACGTCGCCCTTGGGCAGAAGTTTTTGCATCAGTGTGGGACGGCAATGACAGCCGAGGTTACACGTTCAAAAAGTCACATGCTGTGAGCTATGCTGCTCTGGTAGCGCTGCACATGAACTTAATCCATGCGCCTGACCAAGGTAATTGATTTTCTTTTGCTTTTTTTCTTGGCAATGTCCTGCAGGCTGCAAGCTGGTCCATGCAAAATTTCTAGATCTTTGTTGCTGAATGTGCGTAGTGTAACGCGAAACTTGTCCCATTCGCCGCGCAGAAAAATGTTGATGGGTATGGACCTATTGCTCTCCCACCACCACGTGCTGGCCAGCTCTAGATATTCTACTTTTTCGGTTTGATTTTGTATTGCGCCAAAATCGTAAATGGTGGTCACTGCATCATCACGATTTTGCACCACACCCACATATTCTTCATTGGCATACACACACAAGGTAATAAATGGATACTTGGCCGCCAGTTTTTGAAATATATCATTGCCCATAAATATTGCTTGAGGATCCTATGTATTCAACCACCGTTTACTTATACCAACAGATTACCAAAGTGTTGTTAGTTGACACCAGTGGTGGATATTTTACAGCGAGGTACGACCCAGTGTATGCTAAACAATTAACTGTAAACAAAGGCGTGGACAATGTGTTGTTGTTTGAATTCATCAATCAAGAACAAAAACCAGTGAACATCACAGGCAGCAGCTTTGTTTTTAGACTCATGAATCAAACTGGTGACCAGTTGCTGGTCGAAAAACCCATGGTCACACTGAGTGCAACTCTTGGCAGAGTCAAAGTGGTGCTGGAAACTGAAGACACCATTGAACTTGTGGCACAACCTGCTTCTTACAGCATCCAGCGCACTGCTGGCGACTACGTACAAGCCGCCTATGTTGATGCCAATAGTCAAGCTCGAGCTGATTGCAACATTGTGGATTCAGTGTTGCCGCAGTTTGTGCCCAGTCGTGAACTGACCATACCCACAATCTATGGCAAAGCACAGCAGTTGGTTCCTGGACCAACCAATTGGCCAGACTGGGCGCTGTATCCGCAGCCAGTTAACACCACACAGCTCACAGAGTTTTACTCCAGTCAGATACCTACCAATGATCAAAGCTTGACCACGGTAAAAATGGATCTTGATCACTTCACTGGCACAATCAAATTTCAGGCAGCTGAGAATTATCAAAGTGTTTGGTATGATGTTACCCAGAGCTGGGAATTTTTTAACGAAACCAGCACACAGTATTTCAATGTGATTGGGTTTCATAATCTTTTGAGAGCAGCTTTCAACAACAGTCAAGGGTTTGGTGCACAGGCAACTGCTCAGGTCACTCCCGAAGGTGTGATCACTGGTATTGCAATAACCAATGCCGGGCAAGGTTATGTGGCACCTCCCAAAGTGCAAATTTTGGGCAACGGTGCTGGAGCCGAAGCCGTGGCCACAATTGGAGTAGACGGTAGTGTTGGTGCTATCACCGTGATCGACGGTGGTTCAGGTTACTTGCCAATTCAGTATCAAGGCTCTCAACAGGCCACGGTTCTGATAACCACAGGCACCATTACCAATCTCCAATATCGTTGATTTTTGTCACGCAACAGTGTACAATCACTAGATGCTTGACATCCTGACGTATCTGCCAGCCCGACGCAAACAGACTCCGTCAGGCTGGATCAGTTTTAACTGTCCGGTATGTGATGATCGACGCACACGTGGTGGCCTTAAACCCAGTGACACTGGGTGGAGCTATCATTGTTTCAACTGTTCCGCTACTGCCAGTTTTGTGCTGGGTCGGTCTTTAGGATATCGAGCACGAAAGTTGTTGGGGGCATTGCATGTACCCGAACAAGAAATTGACCTGCTGAATCTTGAAAGCATGCGGCATCGCAGTGTGCACGGTATCTTGGACGAGCGTGCCAGAGTGGCCAACCAACTCAGTGCCATTGACTTTGAGGAAATGGATGACTTTCCTCCTGGCAGCGAAGTGATCACTCCTGAACTGCCCAAATACTGGCAGTACCTTAGAGATCGTGGTGTGCCTGAAGACTTTCCAGCCATGACTACCATACGCACTGATGGTGTTCACTGGGTGCGTGAACACATCACTATTCCATTTACTCACGATGGGCGTGTGGTGGGCTGGACTGCCAGAATGTTAGATGGCCGTGCGCCCAAGTTCATCAGTCATGCTCAACCAGGCTATGTGTTTGGTATTGATCTACAGCCGGCCAACTGGCAACATGTGTTGGTCATGGAAGGCATCTTTGATGCACTCAGCACTGGCGGTGTGGCAGTGATGCACAACACCATTTCAGATGCACAGGCCAGGCTGATACGCACTCTAGACCGTGCAGTCACTGTGGTGCCAGATCAGGATCGTGCTGGATTGGAACTGATTGATCGTGCTGTGGAACTGGGCTGGGCCGTAAGCATACCTGACTGGCCCGATTGCAAAGACGCCAATGATGCTGTGCGAAAGTACGGACGCTTGGCAACACTGCTAACTATTATGCAGGCACGTGAAACCAGCCGTGTCAAAATTGAATTGAGGAAAAAACAACTTGCTAAAAGATTACTCAGTTGATGTGCAACGACTGTTTTTGGAAATGATGCTGGAGGACGCAGCCAGTTATGTTCGCGTTCAAAACATCTACAATCCAGACAACTTTGATCGCAGTTTGAGATCTGCGGCCAAGTTTATCAAAGAGCATTCGGATCAACACAAGACACTGCCCGACCGTACACAGATCTCAGCTACCACTGGGGTGAAGTTGGAGCCAGTGCCTGATCTCAATGAAGGACACTATGAGTGGTTCATGACTGAGTTTGAGGCATTTACTCGACGCCAAGAACTGGAACGTGCCATTCTCAAGTCAGCAGACCTGTTGGAAAAGGGCGAGTTCGAGCCCGTGGAAAAGCTGATCAAAGATGCTGTGCAGATTAGCTTGACCAAGGATCTTGGCACAGACTTTTGGCTGGATCCCGAAGGCATGTTCAGCAAATACTTTGATGCTGGCGGACAGGTCAGTACAGGCTGGGGACAACTGGATCGACTGCTGTATGGGGGCTTCAGCAGAGGCGAACTCAATATCTTTGCAGGCGGTTCAGGGTCGGGCAAAAGTTTGGTCATGATGAACATTGCCTTGAACTGGGTGCAGCAAGGGTTGCATGGTGTTTACATCACGCTGGAACTGAGCGAAGAACTCACTGGTCTACGCACAGCGGCCATGTTGACCAACATGAGCACCAAAGAGATTCGCAAGGACAAAGAAACAGCAGCTCTCAAGGTCCGGCTGGTGGGCAAAAAAGCCGGCAGCTATCAGGTCAAGGCCTTGCCGGCACAGAGCAACATCAATGACATTCGTGCGTTTTTGAAAGAGTATCAAATCAAGACCGGGCACAGAGTAGACTTTATCATGGTAGACTATTTGGACTTGCTGATGCCAGTCAGCGCCAAGGTCAGCCCCAACGACTTGTTTGTCAAGGACAAGTATGTTTCAGAAGAATTGAGAAATCTGGCCAAAGAGCTGGGTATCTTGATGGTCACTGCATCGCAGTTGAACCGATCAGCTGTGGAAGAAATTGAGTTTGATCACTCGCACATATCGGGTGGTATCTCAAAGATTAACACAGCAGACAATGTATTTGGTATCTTTACGTCACGGGCCATGAAGGAACGTGGCAAGTATCAAATACAGTGTATGAAGTCGCGCTCGTCTACGGGCGTGGGGCAAAAAATTGACTTGGAGTACAACATTGAAACCATGCGCATTACTGACCTGGCCGAAGACGAACAGTATCAAGAGTTCAAGAAACGGGCACCATCAATCTACGAATCAATCAAAGCAAAAAGCCAGATTGTTCCAGGCGAAGCCACTGCCACTGAACCCGATGAACCAGGCAAAATCTCTGCTGATGTTCAGTCAACCAAACTAAAGCAGTTGTTGGGAAAAATTAAAACTAGTTGATATGGAAAATATTTTTTGCCCGATGATTCATGGGGGCCTAAATGTTGATCTCAAAGTTAACAATGATCTTGGTTACAATCAATGTTGTTTGAGCACTACTAATTTGACTTTTGTTGACAGCGACCGAATTGATTGGAACTGTGATCAATTGGTTAACAATCGCAATAAAAATGACAACAATCAATGGCTTGCTGGATGTTGGCAATGTGAAACCTTGGAAAAAACAGGTGCAAAAAGTTTTCGAAAGTCAATGATTGAAAAGTTTGGGGTAGATAAAAATCTAACTGGACCGCAACGGATTGACTTATTGTTTGATCGTAGCTGTAATTTGGCTTGCAGAACCTGTGGGCCCAAATCTAGCACATTTTGGGAAAAACATTTAAAAGAAAATAATTTACCAGTGCGCAGTGCACCACCTTCTTATAGTGGGGGGAGAATCAAACAAATCTTGCAATCGTTGAACTTAGAAAATTTAGGCATGGTGCAGTTTTGCGGTGGTGAAACTTTAATGGGCAATGGTTATTGGCAAGTTGCACAGTGGTTGGCAGAAAATGCACCTAATCCAAAACAAAATCTTGAGTTAGGATTTCAAACCAATGGAACGCAACCCATCGATCCTAGATGGTTTGAAGTAATAGATAAATTTAAGTTAGTCAAACTAATGATCAGCATCGACGGTGTAGGAAATAAATTTGAATACTTACGTTGGCCAGCTAGCTGGAATCAAACAGTTGATAACATTATGACTCTGAGGGAAACATTGCCTAGCAATGTGATGTTTTTTGTTCAAGAATGCACAAGTTGTTTAAATTTACTTTATCACAGTGAAGTAAAAGATTGGGTATCCAAAAATTTCAGTACCAACAGAGAAGGAGACCCAGTTGAGCATACGACACAACTGGCCATGCATGGATATCTTGATCCTAAAAACATTACTCAAGAATATGCTGATGTTATTCGTAAAACATCAATGGCACCCGTACTTCCTGAAAATTGGAAGGAAAATCCTGAATGGATAAAATTTTTCCTCAAAGAAACTGAGAAATTTGATAAAATTCGGAATGAAGATTGGAAAAAAGTTTTTCCAGAGGTAGCTGAACTTTATCGTAGATATATTTAATTTATTTTAAGATAGTCATCAATGTCCATAGCTGCGACATCTGATCGATTGACCTGCAAGAATTGCGAACCATCTCTGCTGTAACGTCGGCCTTGGCCCACAATCACAGAACCATTTGAGTATTTGACAGGTCGATCCACAATGAGGTCTACATATTCGCCTTCGCCCACACCCAGGGTGATAAAGTGAATGTACTGCTGCCGGTCACGTCGGAACACTCGGCTGTTGGCTACAATTCCGGCAAATTGATAGTATTCTGAATACAGACTTTGTACGCCCATGCCGGGCAAGAAGC